ACTATAGCACAGACGAAATCATCACACAGTCTAGGACTGTTGGTGGACAGCAGGTAACTGCTAGAGGTCGTGTTGTTTCTTGGAATAGCACAACAAAAGTATTGAAGTATTACCAGAATAGAATCGACGGTATTTTCCCTGAGATCACTGGTAGTTTGACTGAGTTTGATGGAGGTAACCCAGTAGTGGGATCTATCTCAGGTACATCAGGTGACCCAGACATTAACTTCCCTATCGTCTCTGGATCCTCGACCAGAGTGATTAACAACACTGAATATGATTTGGGTATGGCATTTACCAATGGTTATGCAGATCCAGAGATTCAACCAAATAGCGGTCGGATTATTTACATAGATAATAGAGGACCAATCACTCGTGCGGGCGACCAAATTGAGGATATCAAAGTCGTAATCGAATTCTAAGATGCCACAGAATACCAACCTAAACATTAGTCCATATTTCGACGACTTCGATAAAGATAAGAATTTTTATCGAGTGCTCTATAGACCTGGATTCCCAATCCAAGCAAGAGAGCTAACGACGATGCAATCGATCTTGCAAAATCAGATCGAGAATATGGGTCAGCACTTCTTTAAAGAAGGTGCAATGGTCATACCTGGTCAAGTAGGTTATGATCTAAACGTGCAAGCTATCGTATTGCAGCAAGCATTCTTGGGAGTAGACGTTGAGACTTATCGTACTCAACTCAGCGGAATGATTATATCTGGACTTACATCTGGTATTCGTGCAAAAGTCCTATATTCAATTCCTGCTACTGAGTCTACTAGAGGATATATTACTCTATATGTAAAGTATATTGACTCTGGTGATACTGTATCTGAGACAAGCGTCCGTGGTTTCCAAGCAAACGAGCAGTTAATTTCTGAGTCTGAGTTGACTTTCGGCACAACTCTTATTGAGATTGGATCACCATTTGCTCAGTTACTTCCTGTTGACTCTACTGCAGTTGCTGCTGTAGCATATATCAACGAAGGTATCTACTTTATTCGTGGACATTTTGTAAACGTCCCTAGTGCTTACATCATCCTCGATCAATATACGAATAATCCGTCGTATAGAATTGGTCTAGAAGTTGCAGAATCTATTGTTACCCCAGAAGACGACACGTCTCTAAACGATAATGCTGCAGGCACATCAAACTATTCAGCACCAGGTGGACATAGATTTAAGATATCTACTACACTGGTTAAGAAACCAATCACTGATGAGACAGATAAAAACTTCATCGAATTGGTTAGGATTAGAAATTCTAAGATTGAGCAACTTGTTAACTCAAGTGCTTATTCACAACTTGAGAAGTCACTTGCGAGAAGGACTTTTGAAGAGTCAGGTGACTATGTAATTGACACATTCTCTGTGACACTAAGAGAGCACCAAAATAATGGTTTCAACAATGGTGTCTATTCAGCAGGTCAATCATCAAGAGAAGGACAGGCAGCGTCAGAAGCATTTGCTGCTATCGAAGTATCACCAGGTCGTGCATATATTAAAGGTTACAGGACTGAGTTTTTAACACCTCAGTATGTTGATCTTCAAAAACCAAGAGACTTTGTTGCTATTCAAAACACTATCATTCCTTTGGAATGGGGTCAGTATGTAAAAGTATTCGACGTATATGGATGGCCAAACTTTACTGGTGAAGGTGTAGGTGATGCTTACCAAATCATCGATCTATATGACGGTTGGACTCTTAATACTGGTAATAGTGTAGTCGGACAAAAAATCGGACGTGCTCGCTGTGTGCAACTACAGAAGGCAGGCACAGGCATCTTCGATATGTATATGATGGATATCCAGTTATATACTGCTGTCAACTTTACTGCAGGTAATGCAACTGTTGCAACAGGAGACAAACTAATCGGACGTATCTCAGGTGCAACTGGATTTGTAACTTCTGATTTCTCAGGACAAAGAGTTTCATTGGAGCAAGTATCAGGTAACTTTATTGATGGTGAAGTAATCACTAGAGATGGTAGAGTTATCGGCACACTAGATGCTATTCACACATATAAGGTTGTTGACGTAAGATCTGCTGTAGGTTATAACTCTAGTCAAGCAGTAAGTTTCCTTGCTAACTTCTTACTTAATGATAGACAAGTAATTAGAGGTGCATCTATTACTCTCGATCAGGCAGGATCTCCTCCTAAAATTACAGGTACAAATGGATCTAAGTTTGAGCAGGATATTAGACCTGGTGAAGTATTATGTATTGACGGACTATCATCTCCAGAAGGTGAAAAATCATTTGTTATTACAAAAGCATCTAAGACTGCTATTAACTTAACATCTGCTAATAACACAGGTGTTACACCATATGTCTTTGACTATCAAGCACAGACAGCAACTATCGATACTGGTCTAACAAAAGGATCGTTTACTGATGGCACATACAATACTGTTGTAAGATACAGACCATTCTTATATGGACAAAACCAACCATCTGGTCAGTTATCACAGGATATGCCTAAGCAGACTATCAAGTCTATTAGTGATGAATCATTCTTTGTCTTTAGGACATTCGACAACAAGACTGTTGTATCAGGTGGTCTAACTGTTGCACTTCCAGAATCAGAGCAGTTTGCTGCATTAGACGACGATAATTATATTCTTACAATTCTTGCACAAGCAGGATCTGCATACTCAGTTGGTGACAACCTTGATATTGAGGCACTTTCAGAGGCAGGCACATTAACAGTTACTTATGGTGCTGACAGACAGTCTATTACTATCGGTGGTTTGACAAACGTTACCACAGTTAAGTTGACTGCACTGGTATCTAAAAATATCGTTTCTAGAAAAATTAAGACTGCATCTAAGATGCGTGCTATGAAAGTCACTAGGACTTCTAAGCAACAAGATGTACAAAGATTTGGTCTAATATATGGAGGACTCTATGGCACAAGAATCGAAGACCCAGAAATCTCATTCGGTCTCAACGATGTATTTAAACTCCACGCTGTCTATGAATCCGAAGATGACAACGCTCCCCAGATCCCTTACGTTGTACTCTCGGAAGCAACTTTCTTTGCACCTGGCACAGTTATCACAGGTGTCACAAGTGGAGCAAGAGCAGTAGTTGTATCATTTATCAACTCAACTCTAAGACTTTTCAATGTTGATCTTAACGGCACACAGTTTAATGCAGGTGAAACTGTAAACGGTGTAGATGTAGATGGCAACGTATTGACTGCAACTATTGATGATGCTGACGGATCTGTAGAGAAAGGATCTAAGGTTATCACTAATCAATATGAATTAAATCAATCACAAAACAGTTTCTTCTATGACGTATCTCGTCTAATTAGAAAACCAGGCACAACTCCTCCAACTAGACAGTTGATGGCAGTGTTTGACTACTTCATTCATGAAGCATCAGGAGATTATTTCTCTGGTCAATCATATACTGGTATCGAATTCTCAGAAATTCCTTCACCTATTCTTAAAGGATCTAGTAGGACTGTTAGAGATCAGATCGACTTCAGACCTGCAGTTGGTGAATTAGCAACAGGACAAGGTACAGTTGGTAGTCCTTTCGAGGTTACTTGTGCAACTCTTGACTTTGATGCAAGACAATTCTCAACCACTGGACAAGGTGCAGGTGCTGCAGCAGCAGCGACACTCTTTGACATTCCAATGGCAGAGACAGAATTCCGTTGTGACTTTGATTACTATCTTCCTAGGACAGATAAACTTTTCCTAACTCATGATAACAATCTACAGTTACTAAAAGGTATCTCTTCTGAAGATCCACAACCACCTGACAATATGCAAAATGCTATGTGTCTAGCGACATTGAAGCATAGAGCATACATGTTCCAACCTGAGCGTGACTCAACAGTTACACAGGAAATTATTCGTCGTTATACGATGAAGGATATTGGTGACCTTGATAAGCGTCTTACCAATGTTGAATATTATACTGCCCTATCTCTATTAGAAATCAAAGCAGAAGGTACTGCTTCCTATGATGAGAATGGATTTGATCGTCTTAAAAATGGATTCGTCGTTGATGACTTTACCGATCATAAGATTGGTGATGTTAATAGTGGTGACTATAAGTGCTCTCTAGATTTCCAAGAAGGAATCATGAGACCTTCTCACTTTACTAGCAACGTCCCTCTAAAAATTAATACTACAAAATCAACTAATGTTACAACAACTCCTGCAAACATTTGCATGTTACCATATACAGATGTTGAAATCGTTAAACAACCATACGCTTCAAGATCCGAAAACGTTAACCCATTTAACGTCTTTACTTTCATCGGGCGTATTGATCTTAATCCTACATCAGACGACTGGCTCGAAACAAATAGACTTCCAGCTAGAGTAGAGAATGTAGAAGGAGATTTCTCATCAGTACAAAATGAATTAAACATTGATCCTAACACAGGTTTTGCACCTATCCAATGGGGTGGTTGGGAAACTAACTGGGTTGGAGAAAGTTTAGTTTCTACAGATACTATCATCAATAGGACAGGAAGTCACAGTGGTGGTGGTAGTTGGGTAGGCACAAGACATCAAGGTCTTGAATTTATTCATGAGAGACGCACATTTGAAGTAAGAGAGAATCAGTCTAGACAAGGTATCAGGACAAGAATCGTACCTAAGATTGAGAGAAAATCTCTTGGTGATACAGTATTATCACAGACTGCTGTCCCATGGATCAGATCTAGAAACATCGCATTTGATGTGTATAGAATGAAACCAAGGACTAGAGTATACTGTTTCTTTGATGGAGTTGATGTTACTCCATACATTACACCTAAAGTAATTGAGCTTAATAAGACTGGTAGTAATAGCACAGTCAAGAATGAAGTTATAACTGCACCAGGTGCAAATACATTTAACCAACCATCTGACAGCACAATCGATAACAGTAACCAGATACCATTTGTGGTAGGTGAAACTGTTGTTGGTATTGAAAGTGGCGTGAAGTTAAAAGTTGCTGAAGCAAATGATGCTTATGTAACTACACCATATGGCACAGGTGCTGCAACATTACCGACATCATATGCATCTAATACAAGTATCCTAAACATAGACATCAATGAAATGGCGTCTACTGCTAACGGTGAATTCCAAGGTAACGTTAAAATTGGTGAATTACTTGTAGGACAGACATCAGGTGCTGCTGCATATGTTAAAGATCGTCGTCTACTAACAGATAACGTTGGTAACTTTAAAGGCACATTCTATATCCCTTCTCCTAAAATTGATTCCAACCCACGTTGGTCAACAGGTACAAGGACTATCAGATTCACAACTAGTGCTGCAAACGAAAGGACACCTGGTACAGTTGACTCATCTGCAGATGCAGAATACAGAGCAACAGGTACATTGCAGACTGTTAGAGAAAACATTCTTGCAATCAGAAATGCTGAAGTCGTCCGTGACACAGTTAATGATGAAAGAGTATTAGCAACATCTACTAGATCTGAAACTAGACAGATTGGTTGGTATGACCCTCTAGCACAATCATTCATTGTGGATGAAGAAGGTGGTATCATGATCACTTCTGTTGATCTATTCTTTAGGACTAAGGACTCCAACATTCCTCTCTCTATGCAGATCAGGACTATGGAGAATGGTAATCCTACTAAAGATATCTTGCCTCTATCTGATATTACAGTTAACGCTGCAGATGTTGAGATCTCAGAAAGTGCATTAATCCCAACAAGATTTACATTTAGATCTCCTGTTTATATCAAACAGTCGGTTGAATATTGTTTCGTCTTACTGTCTGACTCTAACGAATATCAAGTCTGGATTTCTAGAATGGGTGACGTTGAGAAGTCTGGAAACAGGACGATCTCTGAGCAACCATATGCAGGTGTGTTATTCAAATCACAAAACGCATCAACATGGACTGCTGACCAGTATGAAGATCTCAAGTTTACAATTTATAAAGCAGCATTCGATCCTGCTATTGACGGCACGGTGACTCTCGAAAACGTTGAGATGGGTGAGACTAACGGTGGTTATACCAGACTAATGGATAACCCATTGGTTACTATCCAACCTGAGCAAGTATTGACTCTACCTGCAGGAACATTTAATTATACGGTCGGTGCTAGATTGACACAGACACCATCGGGTGCATCTGCTACTGTCTCAGCATTTAATTCAACATCATCACCGAATACCATTACTATCAATGACATCTCAGGCATATGGTCTGCAGGTTTCTTAGATGCTAACAGTAATGCATTCCAAGGAATTGTATCTTCTCAGGCGACGGCAATTTTCCAGTTGTCTACTGTGTCTAACGGTGATTTCTCACCTAGACCCAACCCTGCTACAGGTACTGCTACTACAGTAAACGACATTATAACTGGATCTACATCCAATTCTACTGCAAGAGTTACAGCATACTATGCGACAGGTGATACTCTACCTGATAATAATACCGCAACTAATCCTGTATTGTATGTAAACTATGTTGATAAAGACTTCGACGTTGCAGATACTCTCTCGGAGAATGGCGGGGTTGTCACTGCTACTATTACCTCTGTTGCCTATAGTGGAGACACAAGGAATAACTACCCTGTTTCGGCACCATCATATCAGGCGAAGGATCGTAAAATCCTCGTGTATCACAAGAATCATTGTATGCACCAACGTACCAACAATGTTGACGTCAAAGGTGTAATTTCAGAAGTCCCACCAACAGTGTTGACTTCATCCTTAGCAGCAGGTGCTACATCTATTAACGTAGAAGGTGCTCTTGCATTCCATACTCAAGTTAATGGACAAGCAATCGGTAACCTAAATCCTGGTTACTTAATGATCGGTAGTGAGATTATCCAATACTCTGCTATCGCTACAGACGGTAAAGTAATTACAGTTGCAACATCTGGTAGAGGATCTAACAGCACTGCTGACCAAGATCATCCTACTGGATCACCTGTAGTCTGTTATAACTTTGATGGTATTCCTTTAACAGAAATCAACAAAGTACATGATGGAATAGAAGATCCATGGATGGATCACTACCTATTAAATACTACTTCCGTTGCAAATAACGGTATTAGGGGTGGTGGCATCATGGCGATGGCATCTCAAAACTTCCAGTTTGAGACATTGCGTCCATCAGTTTCTAACCTGGTATTCCCAGATACCTCCATCGCTGCTCGTGTAAATACTACTAGCAGCACATCTGTTGGAGACGGCACGACGGTTGTTGATCAAGCGTCATTCGTTAACAACGGCACATATTATGATCTTACATTGAATACTGAAAACTACTTCTCAACTCCTCAAATGATCTGCTCAAAGGTTAATGAGGATAATAAGTTGGGTGGTAACAAGAGTATCTCTCTTGATTTAACACTACATACTGATAACGCTAACGTTTCACCTTATGTTGACCTTGATAGGACATCTCTTATCACGATCAGCAATAGAATCAACTACTGGCCAGGTGGTCCTCAACCTCTTGGTGTCAATAGTTTGATCGAAGCGACTGCTGACGTATCTCTAGAACCTAGTGGAGATCAAAACGATTCCGTTTATCTAACTCGTATAGCAAACCTTGCTCAACTTTCACGCACACTTAAGATTGATTTTGGTTGTTATCGTCCACAAGGCACACAGGCAAGAGTCTATATTAAGACTTTTGAATCAGGAAGTGAAGTCGATCCTGATACAATTAATTTTGTAGAAGTACAACCTAAGGTTGATATCGCCGCGTCCGACGTCTTTGAATTTAGAGATTATTCTTACGAAGCAACAGGACTTAATTTCAATGCCTTCCAAGTGAAGATTGTATTGAGATCAAGAAACCAAGCATTTGTCCCACAGGTTATCGACTTTAGGTCTACAGCACTCGCTACTTAAAGTACCTAAACTTCGATCCCGAAAACCGACAAGCTAATTCTACTTATTATTTTGTTATTTGTCAAGCATGGACTTTAGAAAACTCATTCCAGTCGAAGGAAAAGAGGGTTGGTATCGTGATCCCCTGACAAATGCCATCGTAAACAACAATACATCTGAATACGACAAATACATGAAAGCCTTTAATAAGAGGCAAAAACAGGAAGTCACAATAGAGACTTTACAAACTGAAGTTGATGAAGTAAAATCAGACCTTAAGGATATTAAGGGTCTACTCAAATCATTATTGGAGCTACAAAATGACAGCAACTAAAACTGAAACACTCTCTAAAGAAGAGTTACTAGAACAATTTAAAACTCGTTATGAAAAGTTGATCGGTGAAAACAAAGAATTGACTGAGAAAATCAGATCTAACGAGCAGACAGCACTTAAACTACTAGGTGCAATCGAAACCTTAGAATATCTCAACCCTGAGAAACTAGCTACAACAACAGAACCTGAGGACATAAATAGTCCAGAAGAATAGTGTGCAGATTGCAGAGGATCCTTTTAAGCAATGGCAAATAGACTACAACTAAGACGTGATGGTGCTCAGCAGTGGGCAAACATTAACCCGATCCTAGCTCAAGGTGAGTTGGGTATCGAGATTGACACGTCTAGACTAAAAATTGGTGACGGTGTTACTCCGTGGAATAGTCTTCGCTATGAGCGACCACTAGAAACGGAATCTAATACTGCGAACACTCTTGTTAAGAGGGATGCTGATGGTAACTTTGAGGCAGGTGCCATTACTGCTTCGCTCGTTGGTAACTCTGCAACAGCGACAAGATTAGCAAACGCAAGACAAATCACCCTTGGTGGTGACATGTCTGGTAGTGGTACTTTTGATGGATCCGCAAACTTAACCATTACTGCAGAATTAAACTATCAAACTGCATTACCTCATTATGATCCAAATGATCTAGATGCTACAGGGACATACACACAGTTAACACTTGACTCTCGTGGTCGTGTTACTGCTGCTACTAGTCCAACAACTTTGTCAGCATATGGTATTGCTGATGCTCAGGCAGCAGATACAGATTTACAATCTATTGCAGATATGACATCCTTTGGTTTGATGTCACGTCAAGCAGAAGGTACAATTACAACTAGGACACTAACAGGTGGATCTGGTCGTTTAGTAGTTAATAATGGTAACGGTCAGAGTAGTAATCCATTCTTAGACCTTGCTGATACTACAGTTGTCGTTGGTTACTACAACCCTACAGGTAACTTAGACACTCCATTAGTATCGGTAAATTTACCTGATGATGATACAGTCAACACTACAGAATTTACAGTTGACAGATATGGTCGTCTAACACAAGCACTTACGATTCCAATCGCTACATCTACACAAGGTAGCGAAACGGCTGCGTTTGATAACTCAACAACATACGCTCGCTATGCAAAGGTCAAGAATACAAGTAATCGCCTCTATGAGGCTATCCTTGCTATCAGTTCTGGAGGCGGTGAGCCTACACACACGGACACCTCCGACACAGGGTCTTGGCGTTATTTGGGAACTGCTGTAACCCCACAAAAGGGTTTAGCATCTTTCAATCAAGAGGACTTCGATGTAACAGCATGGAATCCTGCAAGTGGATACGAAGGTGGTTTTGTAACCATTGCTGAAAATGGTGTAGATAATCTACAACTACAAAATAATCGCGTTTCGTTTGCTGACGGTAACACAAAAGAAGACTTTGAATTAGATCAGGAGTTGACAGCAACTACTGGTTACAGAGGATTCAATTATCTTAATTATCTTAAAATCAATGATACCTCAGGTAATCTTCTGTTTGGTGCTAATAACACTGGCGATAGTGGTTCTGGTGAGATCGATATTAATGTAAGGTCATACTATAGTGATCCTGACATTACACTTGATGGTGCCGTAACACAGAAATTAGACAAGACAGGTGATGGAGATCTTACTTTCCAACACACACAGAATACTGCAAGTAATCGCACTCTATTAATTAATGCGACTAATGCAGGTGGTGGTAATGCACTTATTAACATTACTGCTGAAAATGATATTACTATCAATGCTACCAACGTTGCTAATAGAGTCAACGTAGAAGACTTCCATTTCCAAGACAACGTTATTTCAACTACCAACTCTACGTTGATAATTGATCCAAATGACGATGACGGTGCTACTGGTTTGGTGAGAGTCCGTGGTGACCTTCAAGTAGATGGCACAACTACAACTGTAAACTCAACTACATTAACAGTCCAAGATCCTATCATCACTCTAGGTGGTGAAGATACTCTTGTATCAGATGATAACTTAGACCGTGGTGTAGAATTTAGATACTATGATTCACAAGAAAGATTCGGATTCTTCGGGTGGGACGAAGATTATGCAGACTCTAACATATGGTCTGGCACTGGCGGGTATCGCTTCCTCTACAAT